CGAGTTTTACGAAGTGGATCCGAGCAACAAGGATGAGATTGTTTCGGCTGTGTTGAGAGGTTATCCGGTTGTCATTCCAGATTCGAGGCAACCGAGTGGGCATCGGATGATGTCGCCTGCTGAGTTGCGTGCCGAGTTTCCGGATGCGTTTGACGAGCAGTCACCAAAAGCTGCCGAGCCGCAAGTCGAGAAACTTCGCCAGATGTCGAACACCAACGCGGTAAAGAATTTGCTGGCGGAGGGGATGGCTGCGACGTATGGCGAGAGCCGGCTGCATATTCCTCGCAAGCTGTCGCCCGCCGACCAGGAATCGATTGATTTCCACCAGCCCAAGACCATCCATCTCAAAGGCGGACCGCTCGACGGCGGCTACGACGACTATCTCACGACTGATAGCGACGGCCACCTCTACTTCTTCCGCAACAACCACGGCGAGATCGAGCAGTGCGTGTATCGGATTGTGTTGAAGGAGAAGGAGCGGGAGAAGCTGAGCGACGCGGCGACGGATGATGAGAGAGCGGCGTATCGGAAGAAGTGGGCGGGGGTGGAGCCGGAATGGGATTGGGTGGGCGAGTATGTGGGGAAGCGGCGGGTGATTAAGAGAGAGGTCAACGGGATTAGGAAGGGGAGTTAGCGGCAATGACGCTGCCGGAAATATTCAATGCGATGCGGACGCTAGAGCGACATGGGGTTACGCAATTTGTTGTCTGCCCTGAGTTACACGATCGGATGCGGGCGTATGTTGACAACCTTGATCCGTTTGATGACCTCGACATGGACAAGTCCACGCCCAGGTTAGACCTGCACTTTCGCAACAAGCGGATTTTAACTCACCGGCATGTTAAGCAATTAGAAGCTGCCGAGGCTTTGTTTCGTGCGATGGAGCCCAGCGATCCATGTCCAACACCCCGCACCTGATCACGATTGACGGAGAAACGAAGTCCCTAACCGAATGGTGCGACGAGTACGCGGACATCGGCATCACTCGCCCGCTGGTGCTGGGTAGAATGAAAGCGGGCTGGTCGGCGAAGGACGCGATTACCACGGAGCCACGGCGGTACAGAGTCAAGGGCAAGCAGGTAGCGGCCGACACGGAGTAGTCGGCGGAGCGTGTCAGGATGGCAGGAAACGGAACGAGAATCTACCAAGCGCTGATCGCCCGTCTCAAGGATGAGAAGCGTCACGAAGCGTTCAAGCTCCAACGCGACCACATCAAGAAGATGATCGGGCCGCAGTTCCGCGATGAAGTAATCATTCGCAATTTAGGCTGGCGGGTGGCTGCTTTTCATTTTCCGCCACTCGACGGCCGGGTGGTTGAGGTTCCGCTGACCGACCAGATCGAGGCGATTCTCGAAGTCATTCCACCGCCGAATGGGATTATCAGGGCCGCACCGGTCGAAGTGGTCGAAGAGGTGTACGACGACGAGCCCTATCTCGATGGCACCGTCGGCGCCCGCGAGATCACGGGCCCCGACGCGCATAAGAAGCTCGGCCTGCCGGAGCCGAAGAAATCCGCCGACGGCAAGCTCACGTATCACGAGAACGGTAGCCATCCCGACAATCTCAAGGCGGCTTTCAAATTCAAGGATACCTGGGACGAGCTCGCCAGAAGCGTCGACCGGACTAAGCGATGCAAGCCGTTCGACATGATCCAATGGGTATTCGAGAACGCCGGGGTGCCGGTGGATTTGATCGATCCTGCTGACGTACCGAGTTCTGGGGCTCTCAATTATCTGCGGCGAATCAAGAACGACGACGGCGTGTACGACTCGTTCATGGAGAAGTTGTATAGCAAGACGATTCCCGACAAGCGGCAACTCGAACATGAGGGTAAGCAGCGGGACGATGGACGTCCGCAGCTGCGGTTGCTCGATGCGTTTGACGAGGAATTCGCGGGGTTGGAGCAGGAAGGTGCGGCATGATCGATTGCAGGCAAATGACCGACATGGTTGATCTAACGCTTGGCGAGTTAGGGACACTGAGAGTTGGCACCATAGACGATCCGCTTCCTGACGGGAATGTTCGCGAGTTCTTTCGTCCGGACCGCGCTATCTTGATCGATAATATGGGAGTATCTCCCATCCGAAACGCTCTCAAAGGCCTTGCCTCGGAAGATGAAATACTGGCAATCGCGAACGCTCCGATGCTGCATTGCATGGCGGAATACTTTTTAACTATGCCAGAATTGGTGAATTTCAAGCCTCGGCAAATTGTCGATATTATCGCGCAGCGAAGACGCGAGGCGGTTATTGAAATCCTGCTGTGTGTTAGCCGCGAGCTTCCGTCGGAGTTCCATTCGGAGGATCACGAAAATGCACTGGTGTTTTTACATGGCGGTCTTTTCTTGGAGACCGTAACCCGCGATCCGTTTCATTCAACGCTCATCGTCGTCTACGTCGATCTCACCTATAAACCAGCCTCATGGAAGAGGACTGCAATCGATGTCGCATGATAACCAGATCGAACTTTCGTGGGCCACAACCGACGAGCTAATCGGCGAGCTTCTCGGCCGCTTCGACCACGTCGTTTTCTGCGGGCTCTTAAATCCGAACGGCGACAACTGCGAAGTTAAGCGACGCTGGAAGGGCAATTCTCACACCTGCACCGGGCTCGCTCACGACGTCGCTCTCGTGATTCTCGAAAGTTTCTACGAGCGAATGGAGTCCGATGAGGATGACGACGACGATGACGAGAGCGACGTGGTTCCTGACGAGGACGAGCTATGATCGCTTGTCCGAAACACCCATTGGCCAACTCCAGATACCGCCGGCGGATTATCGAGCGAGCGGACCTCGACGAGACTTTTCGCGAAGAGTGCTGGATCCGGGCCGCTCGCGACTTGATCTGGTACGTCGATACGTTCGGATTTACCTACTCGCCGAAGGACCACCCGGAGTGTCCGCATCAGCCGTTCGTCACGTGGTCTTGCCAAGAGCGAGGCCTTAAACAAATGGACGCGGCGATCGGCAAGCACGCGATGGTCGGTGAGAAGTCCCGCGATATGGGCTTTACGTGGATGGTGATTGCGCTGGCCGAGTGGCGTTTTCACTTCCACCCGGACCAGAGTTTTCTATTCGGCAGCCGCAAAGAAGAATACGTCGACAAGAAGGGAGACCCGAAGTGCCTGTTCTGGAAGCTCGATTACTTCATCGAAAAGCAGCCCGGTTGGTTGCAACCGTACTGCGACCGCACGCAGCTTCACTACGCCAACCTCGACAACGGCTCCACGATCGACGGCGAATCGACAAACGACGACTTTGCGCGTGGCGATCGCCGCGGTGCAATCTTCCTCGACGAGTTTCCCAAGGTTAAAAACGGGCACAAGATCGAAGAGGCATGCGGCGACGCTACCAACTGCCCGATCTATTTCGGCACATCATCCGGAGCGTACGGTGCGTTCTTCGACATTCGCACGCGGATTGAAGCGACCAACCCCGACTGGCTGATCCGGCTGCACTGGTCCGAGCACCCGCTCAAGAAGCTCGGCCTTTACACCAGCGAGAAGCAGCCCGACGCCACGTACAAGCTGCGGATTCTCGACCTCGACTACAAGTTTCCGCCGAATTACAAGTTCGCTCTCGACGGGAAACTGCGATCGATCGCGTACGACAAGCGGGAGGCTCAGGCCCCGAACAAGCGGGTGATGGCTCGCGAGTGGGACATCGACTATTTCGCCAGCGCGTGCCAGTGGTTCGACGCCGAACGTCTCAAAAGCATCAAAGAGGCTTCGGTCGCCCAGCCGACGGCCGTCGGGAATATCCTGTTCGACCCGGATTGGAAGCACCCGCGGTGGAGTAGGAGCGAGCGGGGCGGGAAGATCAAGCTGTGGATCGATTTCGAGAAGGACGAGGACGGCGAGCCGATCGTCGAGATCCCGAAATCGTGGAACGACATCGTCGGCGCCTGCGACATCAGTCTTGGTACCGCCGGCGAGTATTCGTCCAACTCGGTCGCCAGCTTCTACCGCCGCTCGACCGGCCGGAAAATCGCCCAATACACGACTAACGAAGAGTCGCCGACCGAATTCTGCCGCCGCGTGCTGGCCCTCTGTACCTTCTTCAACAACGCCTATCTCGGCTGGGAAAAGAACGGGCCCGGCAACCTGTTCACGTCGCAGGTCAAGAAGAGCGGCTATCGGAACGTGTATTATTCCGACAAAAACCTGGAAAAATTCGTCGATGAGAAGACGTCGCTACCCGGCTGGCACTCGGACAAGGATAGTAAGCAGATCTTGCTTGAGGACTACGCGAACGCCCTGATCGACGGCACGATTATCAACTGCTGTGCCGAAGCACTCGACGAATTAGCCCAATACGTTTACGAGGGAAACGGCCAAATTCTTCACTCCCGGTCGATTTCTCAGGGCAAGGACAGCGACGATCCGACCCAAGTTGGCGAGAACCATGGCGACATGGTAATCGCAGACGCGCTTGCAAATTTTCTCATTCAAGATTTAACTAAAAGGGAAATCGAGCAGCCGCCGGAAGAACAACCGCCGCCGGCCAGGTCGTTTGGGGCACGAAGCATAGCGGCCAAAAAAGCTATAGAAAACGAATCGCGCCGCTCGTCACGCTGGGGCGATTTCAGGAGACACCGTCGCGGTGTCACTCGGCAGGAAGCCATGAATGAACTACTTTGACTCGGAAAATCCGGCTCATATCAAGCAGCTTCATTCCTCGGTCAACTGGTCGATCGAGCAGATGAAGGACCGCCGCGAACAGCGGCTTCTGCACTATGCGCAGTACGTCGGACATCTCTACAGCGGCGAAAACGTAGCCGACGACGCCGTGCCGATCAACATGATCGAGCTTGGCATCAACATCCTGCAGCGGTTTCTCACGTCTCACTCGCCGCAAGTCGACATCGGCTCGGATTATCACAGCTTTTTGCCCGCCGCGAGCGATTTGACGCTGGCCTGCAACCAGGAAGCCAACCGCATCGACCTCGCCGACACGTTCAATACGTGGACAATCGAGGCTCTTTTCTGCATGGGCATCCTCGAGGTCGGCATCACGACCAAAGACACCCCGCCCGACGGCGAGGGTAACCTCTACGATCCCGGCCACGTGTTCGTCGACCCGATTCTATTCGACCGGGCGATTCTCGATATGTGCGCGGCTCGCAAGGACCAGATGTATTTCATGGGCCACGATTACACGGTGCCCATCGAATGGGCCCGCAATAATCCCAGCTTCGAAAAGTCGGTTCGCGAGGCGATTACCGCTCCGAATCCCGAAGAACAGGACGACGACATCGCGGTCGAAGGGCTCTCGCACAGCCTGTGGAGCATGGAAACGCTGATGCCGATGATCACGCTCCGGCAGCTGTGGTTCCCGAACGAGAAGATGATCATGCAGTTCGTGGTCGGGCAGGAGGAAACGTCCTCTTCGAACATGCCGCTCCAACGAGTTGATTGGGAAGGGCCGGAGCGGGGCCCGTATCACTTCCTCGAATTCGGCAAAGTGCCGGGCAACCTCATCCCGAACGCACCGGTCCCGCAATGGGCGCCGATGCACGACCAGCTTAACTCGCTGTGGAATAAGATCACCGATCAGGGCGAGCGGCAAAAGACGCTGCTTTTGATTCGTGGTGCGGCCGCGGCCGACGGCAACCGCGTGGTGAACGCGAACGACGGCGACGCGATTTACAGCGAAGACCCCAAGGGCTGCGTGGAAATGACCACCGGCGGGGCGAATCCGCAGACCTTCGCCCTGGCGATGCAATGCAAGGAAATTCTCGACTGGTTCATGGGCAATATCAGTTCGCTCGGCGGGCTGGCGGCTCAGTCGGAAACGTACGGCCAGGACAAGCTGATCGCTCAATCGGCCAGTGGCAAGCCGCAAAACCTGCAAGAAATCACGCTCGACTGCGAACGCAAGGTGTTCGAGGACTTGGCTTTCTGGCTCTACAACGACCCGATCAGCGAGTACCACCTTGTCAAAACGATCGCCGGCACGAACGAGAGCATCGAATTTCCGTGGGGCCCGGAAGATCGGGCGATGGGCGACCTCACAAAATACAACTTCCGCGTCGACTCCTACTCGCGTCCGAACCGCTCGCCGTCGGAAAAAGCCAACACATTCATGCAATACCTGCAGCTATTTATGAGCGGCGAGCAGGGCATGCAGCAGCAGGGGATGGGGCTCGATTGGGAATACATCGTCAAAAGCCTGTCCCGATTCTCGAATATGCCCGAAGTTCGCCGCATGATCCGCTACATCCAGGGCGAGGCGTACCCCGAGCGAGCCGCCGTCGAAAAACCGGGCATGGCTCCCAATACCACCCGCACAAACGTACGGGTAAACCGGGCCGCACCGACGATGCAAGGGAAAAATGCCGCTTTGATCTCGACTCTCATGGGCGCGGGGGCGCAGCCGAGCGAGCAGGCCAACATGCTGAGGCCTGTCGCGTAAAAGCGTTTGACAAAAAATGGCGAAAGGCGCATCAATGGGAGTGGACAACGTCGATATTGCTGCCTTAGCGCGAGCACACGATGAAAAAGTAGCGAAAGCCCAAAGCGAGAACGCGACGCGACGGAGATACCGGAACAACGCCGGCTATCCGTTCAAGTCCGAGGCGATGGGCGTAGACCCGTCCGACATTCTAAAGGCTCAAGAGATTCTCAAGAGCAAGGGTGTTTCGACGGACTACACGAAAGACGGCAGACCGATCATCGAAAGTCGCGGGCACTTAATTCGGCACATGAGAGCAATGGGTTTCTACGAGCGTAACGGAACTACCTCACCCGTGAATCGTTAAACGGAGAATCAACAGCCGGACAACCGGCTCTTTACAATCCAATCGGCCGTGTGATGGATGCGCGGTCGCTTGAAAGTGGTTGCAGGCCAGGGGTCATGTCCTGGTTTTGTTAGCCGAAATCTAACGCACCTATTCGGAGGTCGTGCTTTCCAAAGCGCGGCCTTTTTCTTTTTCAGGTGCGTTTTATGCCACAAGGTATCCCCCGTCTCTTCGAAAACTCGAAAGTCCTTCTCGGCGACATGTCAGCAGCGGTCAAGCCGGACGACCTTGCGGATCCAGACTTGCCGCCGGACTCCGAACCGGAGTATCGCGACGCCGAAGATACGTCGGACGTTGACGGTCCAAACGCGAACGCGGACATCGCGGTCGACACGACCGACATCAACAAGCCGGCCAAGGAGATCACGCCGGCCGCACCACCGGCAGCCCGCCGGCCAGGCGAGTACGACGATCTCACGGAAGGTGAACCGGAAGGCGAAGTTCCGGAACTCGAAGGCAAGGAAGCGGACGCAGGGAATGCGCCCGCGGCCGACGATGGCGAATTCACGCCCGAACTGCTCGAAACTGCCAAGGGCTACGGCATCGACGAGGCAGCTGCGAAGCGCTACGGCTCGCCCGACAATTTGCAATGGGCGATGGCCGAACGCGACCGGGCCCGTGCCGAATGGGGCCAGCAGCAAATTGCCGCGATGATGCAGCAGCAGGCTCCGCAGCAAGCCGCCCAGCAGCAGCAACAAGCCCCCGCCGCCCCCGCCGCGCAACCTCAACAGCAGGTTCAGCAGCAGCAACAGCCAAACGGCAAGATCAATTTCGACCGCGCCAAGTACTCGGCACAGAACTTCGACAACGACACGCTCGACATGATGAGCGACCTCGTCGACCAATTCAACAGCGAGCTTGAGAAGGTCGCGACCGCCGCGCCTCAAGCCGTCCAGCAACAAATCACCAGCCAGTCGCAGGCTGAAGCCCAAGCACGATTCGTGCGCGACATGGATGCGTTTATCGATGAACTCGGCCCCGAGTGGGAAGACTCGTTCGGCAAAGGACCGGCCCAAGGTCTCGCGCAGGGCAGTCCCCAACTCACCGAGCGGCAACGGCTCGCGTCCACGGTGGTCGGACTCTACATGGCTGACGCCCAATCAAACCAGCCGCAAGTTCCGGTCTCCAAACAGGCGCAGCTCGCTCTCAACGCGCTGCATTTCAAGAAACAACAGGAAATCGCCTTGAAGCAGAAGGCCAACGCGGCAGGCAAGCGACGTGGACAAGCGATCGCTCGCGCCGGTGCTCAGCGCTCCGCGCCCATGACGGGTGAAGAGAAGGCTATTCAGCGCTCGCGCAGCTTTGATCGTAAGCACAAAGTCGGAGTCTAACGCCAGCGGCCAACCTACTTCCGGGCTTTGACATAGGACGTCAAATCCAATGCCCATTACCGACGCAGATATTGCCGATCTCGTGACCGGCACGCAGAAAGACCTCGGCCGGCTCAAGTTCCAGCAAATCGCCCAGAGCTTGACCGACTACGAGGTATTCCCGGTTCTGTTCAAGAAGGATCGCGTTACGTTCGACAGCGGCACCGGCATCCAAAAGACGCTGATGTCGCGGCTCCCCGACGTGGCTCGCCACGTTGGTTGGACCGAAGAGGATTCGCCATCGATCTCGGACTTGCTCACGACGCTGAGCATTCCTTACCGCCACGCGACCGCCCACTGGTCGTACAAGCGGCAAGAGATGTTGATGAATCGTGGTTCGAGCCGGATCACCGACATCATCAAGGCTCGCCGGATCGGTGCGCTCACCAATCTGGTCGAAGTCTTTGAGAATGCCGGCTGGACCGCGCCGAGCACTTCCGGCGACGACACCGAACCGTACGGCTTCCCGTACTACCTCGTGAAGAACAACACCGTTGGCTTCAACGGCACGGTTCCATCGGGGCACACGTATGTCGCGGGTGTCGACCACGCCGTTCATACCGGCTGGAAGAACTACACCGGCCAGTACGTGACGGTCTCGAAGGGGGACCTCATCAAGAAGATGCGCACCATGCGCCGCAAGACGGGCTTCAAGCCGCCCGTCGACGCCGATGATTACACCCGCGGCAAAGGCATGCGGTATCGCATCTACATGAACGAGGCCACGGTCTCCACGATCGAAGAGGTCGGCGAATCGCAGAACGAGAATCTCGGTCGCGACATCGCTTCTCTCGACGGCGTGAACATGGCCTTCCGCGGCTTCCCGCTCCGGTACGTGCCGAAGCTCGACGCCGACACCACCGACCCCGTGTATTTCATCGATCACGGCACGTGGCAGGTTTGCGCGCTTGCAGGCGACTGGATGCGCGAGACCGACCCGATCCGCGATCCCGACAAGCACGATTGGTGGACCGTGTATTTGGATTGCACCTACAACTTCTTGTGCTTTGATCGTCGTCGCAACGGCGTCTTGAACAAGTAGTTGATTTGCGAAGTGGTTGTTAGCAACCAAGCCCACGGGTGGCCGGCAGCGTAGCCGGCCACCCGAAATATCCGCGGCGGGGGCGCCGTGGCGGCAAACTCAACGGAGTGTATTGCGATGGCGAATTCTTCTGTTCGATATAAAGGCAATCTGAGCACCAACGTGCCCAACACGATTGCCGGTGTTTTCAGTCCGAGTATTTGGGCCGACTGCCCGGTTCAACGGCTCCGCGACGCGGAGGTCTCTGGCTCGCTGGTCGAAATGCGCGGCTTTGAAGAGTATCCGCTGGCCGGAACTCTCACCACGCAGATCGGTTTCAGCAAGTTCAAGGTGTTCGCAACGTCCGCCGGCACAATTGCGCCGGTAACGACGTTCAGCACCACGAAGCCGGTCGGCAACGTGCTGGCTTTTACGTTCGACACGGATGCGGACGACTCGGCATCGCTTGCCCAGGCGTACCCGTCGTTTCGGATGTCGGGCCTCACGAGCAACAGCGGCAAGCTGTGGTTCGAGGCTGAGGTCGGGGTCAACGTGATCACGACCAACGGCACGGCCATGTTCTGCGGTCTCGCGGAAACGGACCTGTGGACGCTCGCCACTGGCGTACCGTTCAACGCCGGCGACCCGATTACGAACTCGGCGGCAGCCATTGGCTTCCGGCACACCGAGGACGGATTGGGCACGATCGACACGGTCTACAGCGACCGGGCAACGTCGTTCACCAACATTGGCGACGACGAAGGCACGATCGCAGCCGCGACGCTGATCAAGTGGGGCATGGTCTACGACCCCAAGAAGACGACGGATTGCGTCACGTTCTACCAGAACGGCATTCCGCTCGCGACAAAGTTGTCCGCTGCGGCACTCGTGGCTCTCACGAACCTCGATGCCGGCGTACTCGGCTTCTTGTTCGCGGCCTGCGCCGACACGGTCGACACCGGCATTGCCTACCTGTCGCAATTCCGCGTGGCTCAGCTTAGCAGCACGCCATAAGCGACTGGTAACTGAAAACTGAATCGATTCTCCGCCAGTCCCGCGCCGGACGAACTCACCGCCCGGCGCGGCGGCGGATTTTTAAGAAAGAGATGGTATGTCCGACAACGATCGCGAAATGAGCGGCGACCACAACGTGTGGTTGCACCAGGCACTCGGCATGCAGATGCACGAAGTGCTGCCGGCGAAACTCGTCGACAAGTATTGGGAACTCAAGCGGATTTACGACCGCACCAACGTAAACGTGCAGCAACGCGATATTGCGTTCATGTGCTGGCAGATGGGCTTTGGCAAGGCGACCGAGAAGGAAAAGCAGCCGCCCACCGTCGTCGAGCTTTACCGCAAGAAGCAACTCAAGGTCGGTGAGACGATCGGCGTGAAGTGGCGCGATAAGTGGGTCGACGCGACCCTCGTGGGCGTCACTGGCAACGACGAAATTATCGCTCAGCCGGTCGGCGAGGCCGATGAGCGTCGATTCAAGGCCGAAGACGTTCAAGTACCGGTTCTTGCATAGGGACCACCAGCGGCCGGGAATTTATTCGTAACGAGGCAAAACTATGTCGGCGACAGCCAACCCATACCGCCCGGCCTTTTCGACCAACGCGACGGCGACCTCGTTCACTGCCAAGAGCGGAACGGCCACCAAGCCGGTTGCCAGCTTCGCCAACGGCATCCACGACCTGTTTACCGACCAAGCCCAGCACTATTCGGTTCCGCGATTCATCGACCTGCAGCCGTTCGGGACTGCGGCGAACAACAACACGTTCGATATGCAGTTATGGGGCTGGAGCCGGACGTACGACACGCCGACGTTCTCGACCAGTCCGATCTGGATTCCCCGGCTGCTCATCGAGCTTAACGTCGTCCTGGGCAACGTCACGTTTACCTACCTGAGCGCGACGCAGCAACTTGCCGACACGCTCACGATTGCCAAGGGCGATGCCGACTCGCCGATCATCAGTCCGGCCAACGACTACGCGGCTAGCATCCTCGTTCACTTGCGCGGCAGCGAGCTTATCGAATTCGAATTCGACGCCGATGCCGGCGCGTCCGCGAGCACCGGCGCCAATTGCCTCTGGAAATGTATGGACCAATAGACCGTGGCCGAAAGTTCCGCCTCCATCACTCGCGCGATCATCGTTACGGCTCTCCGCCGCTACTTGCAATATGCGCGGACCGGCACGCTGCTCACCGATCAGTCGTCCGACATCGATGCGATGATCATGATTGGCGAGAATATGTTCTACGGCGGCACGAAGATGCCCGGCGAAGAGACGATTCACGCCTGGAGCTTCCTGCAGTCGGTGCAGACCATTTCGGTAACGGCCAACGACGCGTCGTGGGACTTGCCCGACGGCTTCGGCGGTTTCGCCGCTCCGCACATGGAATACGCGATTACTGGCAAGCCGACCAACATCGTTAGGATCGTCGAGTACTCCGAAATTCTCCGGATGCGGTACGAGAATCCGAGCCTTACCAGCGCCGAGTTCCTCTTGGCGGTCGCGAAGAATCAAAAGACGCGCGACCAGAGCACCGGCCAGAGATTCGAACTTCAACTATATCCGACGCCGTCGGCCGCACTTTCGCTGTATGTCCCGTACTACTTGAATCCGCAGATCATGGTCGCGACCACGGGCGAGTATCCGCTTGGCGGACAGCCGCACGGGATGACGCTGCTCGAAGCCTGCCTCGCTGCGGCCGAGCTCCACATCAACGACATCGACCAGGGGCCGCACTGGAAAGAGTTCATGCGGCACATGGCCGACAGCATCGCGTTCGATCGCGCCCGCACGACCCCGACGCACTTTGGCAGGAACGAAGATCATTCACAACGATTACGGTCGCCGTTCCGCCGGCATCTCGCGTCGGGCGTTACCTATATAGGAAGTTAACAGTTTTCAGAAAAGGAGTTCGTAAATGTCTCATAAAGTCAGTTTGCAATCGGCCGAGGACATTATTGCCGAGCGGCCGGGCCCTGGCATTTTGCTCGCATCAGGTCCAACCGTACCGGCAAACGGCACGCCGGGCTACGCCCCGTGCTGCTTGTTCCTCAAGGACGGCGGTGTGACCGAAGCCACGGTTCTCTACACGAACGCCGCTGGCTCGAAAACCAGTAGCGCATTCGCCGCGGTCGACCTTAACGTGGCCGAAGCTGCGCTATTGAGCGGTCTCACAGCGACGTCGACCGAACTCAATACGATGCACAGTCAGACGATGGCGACTGGCGCCGGGGCTGGCATCACCGACGGCACGGGCACGATCTACAAGAACAGCGTGCAACTGTCGGGCGGGATTTACTACACCCGGATCCTGATGGACCTAACGGGCGTTGCGTCGAGCACGACCGACCTTGACATCATCGGCACGGGAACCTCGCCGGCGTACATCGGCCAAGTTACTGCGGCACGTAACGGAACGATTCTTGGCGGTACGATGACCTGCCTCGAAGCTCCCACGGGCGGTATCAACGACATCGACTTGTATTGGGCGACCGAAGCCACAGGCAAGTTCGACGATGCGGTTGCCGGCCTCACCGAAACGGCCCTTATCACCTCAGGCGGTGCGTGGACGATTGCACTCACGAAGGCCATCGCTGACCCGGTCGGGATCGCCGACGGCTACTTGTATCTGACCGGCGGTGCTGCTGGTACTGCGGCCACGTACACGGCCGGCAAGTTCCTGCTCCAGTTCTTCGGTTACTAGAAAACTGCCGGCTGGTCGGTTCGCCTGCCAGCCGGCGGGTTTTATTTCGCGTCGGTGAACATGGATGCCATCAACCCGTACATTGTCGCTCAAGGCTCCGCTCGGCGGCGTGCTGAAGCGCACGAGCCTCGAAAACCAGATTTCGGGGACGCTGTACGACTCCATGGACTTCTGGCCGTACGACTCGAAAACTAGCCGCGAGCGTCTTTCCATTCGCCCCGGCTTCGCGAGTTACGGCTCCGAAACAAACGCCAAGCTGATCGCCACGCTGAACGTCGCCCCGTCGGAAACGTCTCAGCGGCTTCTCATCACGGCCGATGGCACGGCGGTCTACTACTGGACGGGCGGCACGAAAACAGCCGCCACGATGACCGCGTCCATTCAATCCACCAGCCGTAACTTCCAATCGGCCCCGTACCTCGGCAAGCTCTACATCGCCGACGACACGAACCCCGTCGTTTACGACAACTCAACTCACGCCGTTACTCTCTGGTCGTCGGCAGCCGGCTTAGTCGGCACGGTGCCAACGAGTTGCCGGCTGATCTGCCAATGGGCGAATCGAATGGTGCTGACCGGCGCACCGGCTTCTCCGCACTTGTGGTACATGAGCCGCGTCGGCAATCCGAACGATTGGACTTTCGCCGCGGACGACAACGGCTCGCCAGTAGCCGCGACCGACATCGAAGGCGGGCAAATCTCCGAGCCCGTTACGTCGCTCATCCCGCACAACCGGCTGTGCATCATTTTCGGCACGGCCAACTCGATCACGGTACTCCGCAACAACCCGGTCGCCGGCGGCTCGCTCGAGCGGATTAGCCACGTCGTCGGGCCGGTGAACGCGACGGCCTGGTGCAAGACTGCCGAGGACTGGACTTACTTCCTCACCCGCGACGGCATGTACCGGATGCCACCCGGCTGCGGCGTTACTCCCTCGTCGGTCTCGCGCGAGAAGATTCCCGAATCGCTGCTCGGGCTCGATGGCATCGCCGACAAAGTCTATATGGAGTACGACGTCCGGTTTCGGATGATCCATATTTACGTGATCGGCACGCACACCCAGGCGTTCCACTACTTCCCGCCATCGTCGACCGAGGATGTCGACCGCAAAGGCGCGTTCGCACCGGTCACGGCTCCCGACTCGACCATCCTCGCGATCGGCCGCTACGACCCGATCGAGGACACCGATAAGTCGGGCGTTCTCATCGGCACATCGGCCGGTCTCAAGCGGCTTGACCGCACGGCGGCGCTGGGTGGCTCGTCGTACGCCTATTTCAAGTACCTGTTCAAGCTGTCTCCCACGATCGGCGACAAGTGGATGATTCAGCGGGCGATGCTCAAATTCGGCGACAACACGAACGACTCGACTGCTACGGTGGACTGGTACGCAGCTGCCAACGGCGAATCGGTCGTCGCTCTCCCCACCAGCCGCAAGTCGCCGGGGACTATCGCCGCGTACTACGATCCGACGACGCACCAGACGTACGCGGTCAACCCGCGAGTCGGTGGCCCCGCTGGGCTGCTGCACGTCACGCAAGCCGACACGTCGAAGCACATCAGCTACGAAGGCGGCGACCTTGACCTGATCTCCAGAGGCAAGGAGCGCGGCTGATGACGATTCCTATTGGCGGCGACAAGCTGAATCTCGAACCGTGTATCAAGGAGGACGAGCTACAAAACTTGCAGCAGATCAACAACTTCCAGAACACGGTCAACAACTTCATGTCGAACCCGGACGCGTTCATGGCGTTACTGACGCTCGTGAATTTGTCTTACAACCCGTCGAATAACACGCTTACGGCAAGCGTTGGTTCGGACAACAAGAAGGTGCTCGTCTCTGGTGGCGATAATACGGACGAATACTTGGCTGCGTCGATGAACGACCCGGACACGTATGACACCGGGACCGCCGATCAGTTGATTCTCTCAGACATCGGCAGCCCAGGCGCTAATGAAAAACTGCGGCTGTTCCTTCGGCTCAATACGGCGTTCTTCACGAAGCTATTCGCCAGCCTGAACCTTACGAACCTCACGTACGACAGCGGCACGAACACGCTTTCGGCGAGCGGTGGAGGCGGTGGATCGGCCAAGATCGGCAATAACGACTCGACGATTACTGGGCGCAGTTCGCTCACGCTCGGTAGCGGAACGGTCAGTGTTTACGATTTAACCGCAGGTGTATTGTCCGACAGCGGCAGTAACGAGACTTGGTACAACGTCGCCGAGCAAGGCATCCCGTCTGGTGGCTGGCTGTTGGCTACCGAGGTCAATGGGCAGATGGTCGTTACCTCACAGTTTTGCATGGTATGACGGTCAACATATTCACTCCCGGCGGCGTGTATTGCGACTGCCTGCTGATGGCAGAAGCAGAGGGGAAGTGTCTGCAAATCGTTCTCAGCGGGATTGGAAACGACGGTTGCGACTGCTGCGACGACCTCAACACTACTTACGTGGTGCCGATTGCTTTAGCCGGTGGCACGCCTCAGCCCTCCGGCAACTACTGCGATTCGTGCGACTTGATTACGGCTACCGCGAAAGCGGACCATACGCCCTTGGACTTTACCACAATC